CTAAAGCACTCTTATTGGTTTCAACCAAATCTTTCGCCTTTGTATAGGCTTCCTTGGCTAACTTAGCCATTGATGAAAATATTTCTATATCAATTAAGTTATCAATAATTGCTCGCCTTTCTGCTGTTTTTAATTTCATGAAAGGGACAAAACTTTTCGAGCCCAAAATGGCTATTTGGGTAAAAGCTTTGTATGTAAATTTAAGAATAGAATCTTCAAAATACGTCTGATAGTCTCCTGCTATAGACTCTTGCCTTAGTAATACACCGTCAATCCAAATTTCAAAAATACTAGGACTAATTCCACGAATCACTGTGAATTTTTTAGGACCAATACTAAATTTTAATTTAACTACACAATCTTTCTTGTTAATAGAATTAACCAGTTTAGGCTTATTCATGTCCCTAAAAGGTTTACCGAATAGAGCGAACGTCAAAGCGTCCAGCAGTGTCGATTTACCGTGACCATTTCTACCAACAATCAACGTAGATGGAGTCTGATTCAGAATGACTTTATTAGCAACGTTTCCTGTACTTAAGAAATTGCGCCATTCGATTTCTTCAAAAATAGTCATACTTTTTCCTGTAAATAAGCATCATTATAAAGTTTACGCATCACTGATTTCATTTTAGCCTTATCGACAGGCAAATCTACCGCATCTAAGTATTTGTCTAAAAGAATATGAGTATGTTCAGCCTGATCTAAGTCTTCTTCCATTAAATCTTCAGATGCTTTATAGTCTGTAAAGTTTTCGACTATGTTCAAGTCAGCCGGTTCAGCCTGATAGAAATTATTAATAAACCTGTCGAAAAGTGTAAGGTTATTTTTGGTTTTAACAACCACCTTCACAAACTTATTCTTAAATTCACAATAATCTTTGTTATCGATAGAATTTAAAGTTTCTTTAGAATCATCATATTCAATCTTATAAAACATTTTGTATGGGTTTACGATGAACTCTAACTGCCGAGTGTGAGTATCGAATATATGGAATCCACGAGGATCATCGTAATCGGCCCACGTAAACTCGCAAGGTGAGCCGACGTAAAAAATGTGACCATCACTAGACCTGTGATGAAAATGCCCTGATATGACCATATCGTAGCCGGATAACACTTCTCTGGACATACCATTCAAACACGGATTTCCTGCATCCATCTCAAATCCGGATAACTCAAAATGACCAAAGCAAATTTGTGATCTACTCTTTTTGATGAATTCTTTAATTTCTTGTTCATTGGTCGGACAAATCCAAGGAATGAAATCTACATCGACACCATCAAAATTGCGTGTGGTAGGAGTCTTAATTACAAGTAATTTACTAGATTCACTATATTCACTGAGCAGTAAATCTGGTGAATTTAATTCTAAGGTGTTTTTAAAAAATTTGTCATGATTTCCGATATAAGTGATTAGCTTTATATCTGTAAATTTATTAAAAAAATAGTTTTTGGCACGACTCAAAGTTTGATGATTTGTGAACTTGGGTCGGTCGAAAAGGTCTCCTGTTTGAATAACCCATTCAATATTTCTTTTCTTAATTTCAGGAAAAAACACATTAGAATAAAACTGTTCATTCAAATCATGAAATACTAGATTATCCCCGCGAACACCAAAATGTGTGTCCCCTACAATGGCAATTTGAGTCACTTAATCTCCAAGATTTTAATATTGAGTTCACGACAGTATTCAGTCATGTGTTTAGTTCCTTTTCCGCCAGGAAAAGATATGAGTAAATCTAAACCAGATTTAGCCATTTCTTCGTTACGCAAAATACCGGCTTTCTTTCCGTATAGATCCCAATTGGCGTAAAAACAAGACCATTGTTCAGGCTTTAACGTAGCATCAGCCCAATTACGACAGATAAAATCCAATCCTCTTGCATCACCCACCACAAGGTACATGCGGTCTTTGAAGACTGAATAAGCCCTATCAAGTACATGAGTCGCTTTAGCTGTGTTTGTGTAATCTCGTCCACCCGTAACCCCAATCCTAATTATCCTATTCTTATCGGTTTGGAACATTTATCACAAATCCTTTCAACAGGAATACCGTATCTTCTAGATTTAGTGCAATCCCACCAAGAAAATGCGGCTGGAGCTATGCCTTTTGGTGGTTCGGCTAGTCTCCAAACGCAATATTTCATAGGTATTTTTCAATCCATGATGCAATGTAATTAAAAGATTTAGGTTTTTTAGAAAAACCATCGTTCATATCAGCTAATTTTTGTTGTATTTCTTCTGGAATGCCACTAGATTTTTCTGTTAAAAGTTCTTTATTTGGTGTTTGTTTAATTCCAGGCACACATTCTTTTAAAACACCAAGACAACAAAAACCAGTTTTATCTTTCAATGCCTCTTGAGTTTGATTATATTTTCCACTACGAAGGGCTTTAACCCAAGTATTTTTTACTTTCTTTTTAAGCTTAAAACCATTAATCACAGATTTTGACATGATATACTCCTTTTAATAGATAGCGTATTGTACATTTAATCTTTATTTTTGGCAATGGATACCAAACTTTCAAACTCGTCGTCTTCGTTCTCAGGAGGAAACATTTTTATCAACTCAAGTATAATTTCTCGGTCAATTTCATCTTTAATAGCTTTAGCTAACTCTTTTCCTGCTTCCTCGTCATTTCTAGTTACAAATTGTGATGTGACAACATTGTAACCATGTACAACATTTAATTCTTCAGCAGATTGAAAACTACATGTTAATTTCATCGGATATCAACTCCAGACCTTTCTTTTTCTTGGTCAACAATTTCTTTTCTTTTGCTTTTTTCTGTGACTCTTCATATTTACCTATGAAATCACCGATATTTTCATACAATTCAAATTGAGCCGGATTATCTTCATCATTATATTCGGCGTCGTGTAATACACCTGCTTGTTGAGTCATTTTGTATTTAATATACAATTGCTTCTTTTCTATTTGAATTTTTCTAACAAAAGCATAATAAATTATTTTAGTAAAGTAAGTAAAAGGGTATTTTGAAATCTTAGGATCAAAGTTATCAAAGTACATTATGCAATTTTCAATGGCCACACCTATCATGTCAGACTTAAATGTGTATTGACTAAAATTGTTTTTATTTGAAAGATTGGTGGCAATCAAAAGAAGTTGTTTACCTATACGATCAGGTATTTTAGGTTTAGGAAGTTTTAACTTCTTCGCTTTTCTACAGAGTTTCCGATATGCAATGATATCGGCCAACATTTCTTTGTTATTAACGTAGGGGCTAGTGTCTGACCTTGTGGTTGACAGTTCTGGGATAAATTTTGATGTCATTAATTTTTTCTTTATTGTTATTCATAATGAAATCACTTTATTGATATAATTCGCTTTTGTTAATTACAATTGACAAGCTAATTGTACAGCTTCTTCAATTCCTATATAAAATATTTTATGAGATTCGTCTTTGGTTATCATTGCTTTGTTTACAGTCGGCCAAAAATCTACTTCTTTTTCGCCATTTAATCTCCAGTGAATTAAAGAAAATTCTGTAACATTTAATGCAGGTATTACTTTTTTAATTTTGATTAATTTATCAAGATTTTCTTGTCTTGTTAATTTTCTCTTTTCACTTTTAGTCATAAATCCGCCTTACACAGTATAATACAGTATAATACAGTATAATACATAACTAGTAACTAATCTTATATCTCCAACCTAGGGGTCAAGGTTTAGCCTTAGCCCGCTAACACTAAAAATGTTGCAGGTTAATCTTATCCTTGGCCCCTAGGTGCAATCTCCAACCTGCACTCTTAGTGACAATCAGACCGGGATCTTCGTTTCGTCCGATTCCGCATCGAACTAGTGCTTATGGCTCCTTCCCGTTCAAGCCGCCTTAACTGTAGCTGCACGCCTTCCATTTACAGGTTCAATAATAGCCCTGGAGCAATTTCTGCCTCTTTCTATTAAGAGTGGAACTATTCACCTTTCGGCTTCATGAGCGATGTCCACGCGCTATGTTTAATATCTTACGTTTAATAATTCTAATTGTCAATTATTCTTGACTTCTTGTCTTACAATAAACGGTGTTAATGCTTTTCCTTGCTGTGCTTTGACTTCAGCAAATTGACCTGGCTGAAGAGTCGCCATAACATGTATTCCATCTAAATTTAATAGTTGCAACACTTCACCTGAATTAGATCTATTCTGAATATAAATTGTTCCGCTCATTTCGCTTCCTTTAATTGTATTTTATAGTGAGAAATATTAAATTTTTCATTCTGGTATAATTTCATTCGAGAATGGTAATGCCTCAAAGTAAAATTAGGTTCGTCATCTGGTAATTCTGTACAGTCATCGGCTATGTCATACAACGTCGCAGTAACTTTATTGTCTCCTAACCCTAAGCTTCTGCCTATACTCTGTAATGTCTTAATTTTAGCTTTAGTAGGTGTGGCAAATACGACATTATTAAGGTTTCTGATTGTGATTCCTGTTGAGAACACGAATGATCCAACAATAATTGAGTTTTGCTCTCCATCGGAGATTTTTCGTACCTGTTCCCGTACTTCAGTTTCAGTTTCGCCATTAACAAAAAATAGTCGCCTAGAACTTTCACCTAACTTCTCCTTAATCATATCAAATATAATTCTACCATGTCTTTCATAATGAAACATTAACAAAGTATTGCCTTCAATGGATAGAGCTAAGTTACGTATAAATCTATTTCGCGCTTTACAATCGATTATATAGTCCAATTCGGCTTTGTAATCTGCTGTTGCGCTAACACCTTTGCTCAATTTATCGATAATTTTTTGTGTACCAGGAGGATGTTTAAGAACAATCGATTTAATATAAAGGGTAGCTATGTGCCCATCATCCATTAATTTTCTTGTCGTCGTTAATTTGCTGATAGGACCAAAATAACCTTCCACCTTAAGATTATTAACATCATCATCGTGTGTGGTGCCTGTGCAAGCTAATCTGTATGCTGCATTGACACATCTTCCAGCGACTGAACCAATTTCCTTTGCGCTAAAAGTATGGGCTTCATCCCCAATAATAAAATCAAACCGCTCAAAATAAGAATCCGGAAGTCTTAAAAGACTTTGCCAGGTGGATATGAGTAACTGTGTATTGGGTTCTATGGTGCTGCTATAACCGCTGTAAAGCCTCTGTACGCGGTTTTGAACCGGCCATTGGTTAGCAGTCGAATAGTCTTCAAAGTCCGTGTACATCTGTTCTACAAGGCTAGTTGTAGGCACAATCAGCAATCCTTTAAACTCAGGATTGTTATTAAGCAAATATCTCGTATAACAATACAAGACCATTGATTTACCCGATCTTGTGGGTGATATCATCGTAAGGCGTTTGTATCTGATGGCTTTAGCCAATCCTATCTCTTGATATTCGCGTGCTTCCAAACTTTGGTCTCTAGACTTTAAATTAAGACTTTTGATAAATTCGGCTGCTTCTAACTTGGAAAAATTATTGTAGATGAATAGATCCGGATTGTATTTGATGGTATACTTACGTTCACGAGCAAAATCTAAAAGATACTTGAGTAAACCAGCATATAGATACTGATTTTTATACAAATAAATCCAACCCTGCCAGCCTTTTTTGCCAGCAGGAGAGAATTGATAATTTGGCATCCTATATTTGAAATATTCCGAGATTTCTTTATCGATACTCGGTTCTGTGGTTATTTGAATATAGACTTCATTGATTTTATTTAACTCTATATCGGTCAATTTTACTACCACGTTTTATCAGTAAAAATACTACACCAGATATGATATAAGAAATCATAAATCCCACAAAAACACCTAACCCAAATATCATGTTTGACCTCTCTTGAACCGTTCCCAAGTTAGATATTCTTTTAATTGATAGGTGCGTGAGTTCAGTTCTTTACAAATATGGGTACAAAGATTAATAGCTTCTTCGTTATTAACCATGCCTTTTTTCAAGGCAATTAAATCAGCATCGGCTTCCATGTAAACTGGAATATCGTTTTTCATCAAAAGATAAGGAAAAGGAGACCAACCTGCTGATTTTAAAAATGTCGGATCGTTTAATTTACCAGAATAATATTCGTATTTGACTTTTTTTAATTCGTCAAATTTAAGCTTTTTCATTTTCAACGCCACTGAATGTGACGTTAATTGACTGATGTATTTGGAATGAAGAACAGGCACTCGAATGAGTTCTTCGCCTGGGTTAATACGGTCAATAACCGAATCTTTTTCCCATTCTTCCAACAGCTTATCAAGTGGTATTAAATTCATAATATATTATAACAAATTTAACTAAATTTGTCTATTAATATCGTAGTTTGTATAACCAAATTGTGCAGTTGCAGTAATAATAGTAGAAGCGTCAACCTCTGTACTGAATTCAATTCCTGTAAGACTGATAGGAAACATGTCTGTAAATTGAACGGACAATATAGGATTGTTTTTGTTGCTCAATATAGTTAAAATAGCATCTGAATATTGAGGTTTATCAGACTTCATTTGAAGTCTTTGTTGCAATGAAAGGTTTTGGTATTGTTGAAAGCTTTCTGGAATAGCAATACCCTTTAACCAATCCTGAACACTGGTCCAAGACCATAACCCTTCGTCCACGGCGAAAGTCATGCTAAAATACTCATAAGTCATGTGATCAGCTGGCAATGGTGCTGTGACAAATGGAGTGTCTTGTTTTAATGGATTTGTGCTAATACCAGGAAGATTGACTTTCTGTACAAAAAATTGGACATACGGAAGTCTAGAAAATGACATTTGAAACGTGCTAGATTGTAGCAAGTTCTGATCGGCTGGATTAGCATTTATACCTGAAATTAGGCTAAGTGATGTCATTATAAAATATACAAATTACCTTGTTGATTTGAAAATGTATTAGCTGACATTTTTAACTCCGTTTGTTATTGTTACTATTTATGTCAGGCCAAACATTACTCATTGATGACCTTTGAATAATATCATGCTCTCTTATATTAATAAATTCTGAAGATTTTGTGGTTGTGCCTTGCTTGCCGTCTTGAGAAAAAATTGAAAAATTAAACGCCACCAGTTAAGTTTCAACAAATTTACAAAAATAGAAAATTTTCTGCAACTTTTTGATAGAAAATGCAAGAGGAAAAACGACATATATTATTATTAGATGGCACATATAAAGAAGCAACAATAAGAAAAATAAAAAAGAAAGCATTTAAAATAAAACTTGCCAAATGGAACGATGAATTAATTGTTGGAGCAGATGATATTTTAGTTTTAAAATTTGGTGGTGTAGAAGGCGTATATAAGAAATCCCGTAGAACATACTACTATGTCAAATTCATCTATGACATGGAAATTAGATATGAATCAATGTGTGGATTTAAGGAAAATGAATCAAAAATGTGGGGTGATTTGTTTTTTGATGAAGTTAAAAAATTAAAGAAATATAGAAAATGTGGTGATGTTATTGAAATGTCAGTTAGAGAATATTTTAACATTCTAAAACAAAATAAAAATGTACTAAATTTTTTTAAGGAAGGTGTTATTTTTAAACGGATCAAAAGCGATAATGAAGAAGAATATAATAAAGACGATGATAAAATAATATACAGGGATATTGGAATTGAAAAAACATATGATGAAGATGATTTGAAAGAATACCAAGATAATAAAAAAATAGCAATGGAACCATATATTTTAGGTCTTTGGCTTGGAGATGGAACAAGTGCTACGACAACCATAACGAATATCGATAAGGAAATTCTTGATAAAATAAATAATTTTTGTGAGCGAAATAATTTATTAATGAAAAAAGTAAATGGAACCAATTATAGATATTCCATGACCGGAACTGGCAAAAAAAATGGAAATATGTTTTTGAATGGTTTGAAGGAATATGATTTAATAAACAACAAACACATACCTAAAATTTTCTTAAATAATTCATCAGATGTCAGACTTAAATTATTAGCAGGGTTAATCGATACAGACGGGTATTATGATAAAAAAGGAAATAGATATGAAATATTTCAGAAATCTGATCAACTTTCAAAAGACATTGTTTATTTATCTAGATCACTCGGATTTCGCATATCAATCAAAAAAGTGCAGAAAATTTGCTATAAAAAAAATGGTGAAATGGTTGCTGGGCTATATAATAGAATGAATATTTCCGGGAAAACATTAGATAAAATACCAGTTGAACTTAAAAGGAAAGTTGCGAAACCATGCAGGAGAGACGTTGAGTTTTTGACATGCCTCCCAGAAATAACTTATATCGGTGAAACATATGTGGAAGAAGTTGTTTTTGATAAACCATGTAGATACCTTGATCAAAATTTCACTGTCAGGATGTCTTACACGGAAAATGTCAAAAATGATAATGATTATAATTTTGA